TCCTCCAAATTCTTTTTTTAATTCATTTAATAACTCGTCGTATTTTTCTTTTGGTAAATTTTTAACCGCGTATTTTAATGTAAAATAATATTTATCAATATATTTTATTTTTTCCTCGGTTTCTTTTTGTACGCCATAATAAATTATAAATGGCAATGTTATTGTTAAAATTATAAAAATTATAAACATATCATACCTCCGTCCTCAATACATTGTTCGCAACAGTCCCCACAACCGCCATTGATATATTCGGTTGTGTCTGTCAATTCGTCGCTCGTAAAATATTCCCCGCATATTTCACATTGTTTTGCTTCCTCATATGCCCCGGAACATACCGGACAACCTGTATAATGTTCAATAAATGATCCACCCTCACACACTCCGCCAGGTGTCCTGTCCTCACTATATTGTTTTGGCTCCTCAAATATGTGTCCGCAGTCTAAACATTTAAACATATTATTTGCCCTCCTTTATCATTTCCTTTAATGATTTAACTTGTTGACGTAAGCGTTTATTTTCTTTGCGTAAACGTTCATTGTCTGCCGGTTCCCCCAATTTTTTCATAAATTCTTTGTACAATTCTTCTTTCATAGAATTTTTTAATGTTTCAACTTCAAGTTTTAATGTATTTATTTGTCTTTGTTGTTTTATCCATAATGGTATTTTATTTATTTGTTTCATTTTTTCTTCAAACGTTTCTACTTTACTCATATTTTATTCCTCCTCAAATAAGTTACTATGTTTAAATAATAAATAGTTATTAAATGCAAATATTAATAATGCAATTAATTTGCTTGATATAAACAATGTCATATCCTCGCACTCGGCTCCCATAAACATAATGGCGATAAAATTTATAATTATTAATGTATTTACCACCCATTGTTTTAAATGTCTTTTTTTCATTTTTCATTCCTCCTTTGACTGTCTTAATTATATACTAAATGGAATATAATAACAAGTCTTAAATTCGCTTTTCTTTACAATTTTACAAATTTTCAATATTATCAATATTTACTTCAACAAAATCGTTATAGTCCAATACTATTTCGCAATTATCATACATTTTTTGTACTTTTTCAATTGCTTGTTCTTCTGTATCCGCTTTAATTGTAATACTATGTTGTAATGTTTCTGTAATGCAAATTGTGTATTCATTCATACCTTTTTCCTCCTCCCATTCTGTCCAGTAACTGTCGCCGTCGCCGTTATCATACATTTTTGCCCATTCTTCCGGCGTATAATGTGCGTTTAAACATTGATCGCAACAATAATACTCCAACCCATTATCAACGACGTATCCATTCAATTTTAATTCTTTTCCGCAATGATTACATATTCTCATATTATTCCTCCTCCATAACCATTTCTATTTTTTCAATATGTCCATTAAATTGATCTATATTATTAAAATTACCATTGTACACATATCCGTTTGCCGACTTTTTAAATGCGTTACTATCAATAACAAATTCAATTACTGATCCGTCCCATTTTTGTTGACAACCATTTTTTGTATGTGCGTCTGCTTTTTCCTCAATTTTAACAACTTTTATTTGTTTTCCTGTATCCAATGTAAATATATATTTTGTACCAATGTCGCCAAAGTATGATCCTAACGCAACGCCTATATATTCGCCCTCCATTAAGTAACCATTTTCAATTTTAATTTTACCTGACGCATTTATATATTGCCATTGTTTGCTTGATTTGTCCGTTATCATTTTGTAATCCATATATGTTTTTGTTTGTGAATTACTACAAACGGGAATGTTTTTAACGTTAGTCTTTATTATATCCTCGTTTATTTCGCCATTTTCCGTCGTTTTAACGGCTTTTTGTGTTTCCACGACTAATTCATTGTCCTGTGCCTGTTTCGTTTTAAATTGCCCGGTAATTACGTATGATACGACGTTATAAATAACAACCGATATCATAAGTAATATAAATATGCGTTTCAACTTTCTAATTATCTTTTTAAATTTGTATTTCAGCCCCCTTTTCAATTTTTTGTGTTTCATAACAATTTCCTTGTTCCTTTCATTTCATATTGTAATGTTAGTTGTTCCTTTGACGGATAATTTGATCCGCCACGTCTAACGCCTCGTGCCAATTCTCTAAATATATAATTTTGGTAGTTTTCAATAGTTTTTCCCGGTATTTCAATACCATATAATTTGCATTGTTCAATTGCCCATACTGTTGCGTAATATTCACTTTCGCAACGACGCATTTTTGTTTTTGTTGTTTCTATATGCCCAACCTCGTGTAATAATGTGAATGTTGATATTACGCTGTTTAATTGTTTCCATTTGCATACACGACGTTGTTGTACGTGTGCGTGTGTTCTTGACCAGTCGTTTTTGCATTTTGTTCCGGGGCATATGTCAATGCGATATTTTGTAATTATTTCATTTTGGATATTGATATATTTTTCCATTTGTTATGCCTCCAATTCCATTACGATTTCCTCGTCGCATAAATACTTACTTATATAATTCCAACATTTACAAATTTTTGAATATTCGTAATATTTAACTTCGTATGTTTTGTTATATCCCTCTAATTTTTCAATTTCCCATTTTTGATCGTTTTTAATTATTGTTTTCATTTTTTATTCCTTCTTTCTTTTAATTCTTTTTATAGTTTAACCCATATTTTCAAAGTGTTATTATATCTATACTCATTATCTTGTGTGTATATTTCATAGTCCTCTAATGCTCTAAATCCTCCACAACTTTTTACATATTGTTTTAATTGGCTCATATTTTTAAAGTATTCTTCGAACATAAGCCCTCGCTCTGAGTATGTAACTAATTTAATATTTTTCATAATGTGTTCCTCCTTAACTGTCTCCATCTTACTATATTCCATATAGAATAGTCAAGTCCTTTTTGACCTTTTCTTTTAAAACTTTTACAAATAAAAAAAACACCGTTTTATAGGTGTTTTAATATTAATCTTTTTTCTACATATTCGGGTTTTATTATTGGATTTCCCTTTCGGGTTGTTTTTCCGCAATATTCACGTTCAAAACATAATAATATATCACGGATCGCAATTAAATTTTCTTTTGTTAGTTTCCCAATAACATTTTCGTCAATTAACTCGCTCGTAATACTTAAAAACATATCATAATCGTAATTTTCAATAATATGCAAATAATCGTGGCTTGTATTTTGCCTCAATATTGCGGTATTATCGTGAGTTAGTTTACCGCCAAATCTTGCAGGTATTATCAAATGATGTGCGGATAATTGATCCGTTCTTTCAAATGTATATCCCATAAAATCATATTTTAATTTTTTGAGATTATATTCTTTTATCATTATACGAGTAATTTCTTTCATAAGCCCCTTCATTATTCATTGATGTTTCACGTGGAACAGTTAGAATAATTTAATGTTGTCCCAACGTGTTAATCCGTGTTGAATGTTTAAATTAACTTGTCTTTGTACTTCTGCATAATTTGATCCAAGATTTTGTTTTCTTGTTACGCCATTTCCAAAATCGCCACGTATAGTTTTACGGACTAAATCTAACATATCAATTTCGGGTGCGGGTTGTGGAGTAGGGGTTGGCTTCTGTTCTTCCGGTTTTCCTACGCCGTTATTAACTAATGCTTGGACATTATTATATCTAATACCTAACGCATTTTTACGATCGTCCCCGTTACCAAAGTCGCCATTCCATACACGTTTTGCCAATTCTTCGTCGCTTACGTTAGGGAACGGATCAACTGCCACAGGTTCAACATAATGTACGTCGCCAATTGCAGGATTTACAATGCAACCTCTAAATGAGTAACCGCTTCCCATTCCCCAACGTCCATTTGTATTTTTACGTATTGAGTTCCAAAAAGCACTTCCTCCGTATCCACTTTCACTTGTATATATTTGATTAGCACTATCAATACGCTCAACAACGGCAACGTGTCCCGCACCGTCATTTCCGCTTAATGTATCGCCTTTTTGCCATACCATTATGCCACCTAACGTTGGATAATTAACAACCTGTAATCCTGCTGATTTTGCCCTTTCAATAAAGTTTTCGGCGTTACAATTCAAATATGGATATTTCATTGAACCAATTATTTCGTTAAAACGTCCACAGGCATATCCAACGCAATTTGATAATACATTACATTGACTATCTGTTGGTTTCCCGACAATACAATGTGAATATCCTCCGGCTCCTGTTGTAATAAAGAATTTATTACCTGCACCCGGTTTACTCGTTCTCATTTGCATTTTCAACGACCTCCTCTAAATTTTCAACAATTCCGTCCTCGACTAATACATCAATTCCGTCCTCATTAAATGTTGTTTGGATTTCTAATTCCTCAACATTTTGTTCATTTGTTGTTTGTTCAACAACCTTTTCTTTTTTGCCCATAATAGACACCTCCTTATTTTTCAATGTTATCATTGATTATATTATCCGTATTTTTTTTGGTAAAGAAATACGTAAATACCGCAGTACATAAATTTGTGAATAATAGGAATACTGTTTCAAACACTGTCTCGCTTTTAAATACGGCAATGAATAACAATATTACTACTGCTAACGCAAAAAGTATTGTTACAAAACTTTTAACGTCGGTAAATGCTTTTTTCATACTATTTTCCTCCTTTCATTTCTAATGTATCCATACGTTTATGTGCCTGTTTACAACTTTCCTCGACACGTGTTAAACGTACATTTACGTTGTCTTTGAAATTATCCAATTTTTTATCAAGTTCTTTTACCGATCCTTTTATTTCGGCATTATTGCTCAATAAAACGTCTAATTTTGTATTTAATTGCACTTTATCGCGTGTATCTTCTTTTGTTTCGGTTCTAAT